ACATTGTCGCCATTGCCAATCTGGATTGGCCCAGACTCAGCAAAGAGTGTTGCGCCGTCATAGTCAAAACCCACCTCATGCTCGTTGACTTCGCCAGCAGAATCCACCATCAACGGCAGCGTAAACACTCCGGCGTCAGTGCCTGCTAACCGCGCCAATGTACCGATACTCCAGTGGCCCTCTCGGTAGTTGTAGGTGACATAGGAGTCATTCTCAATGCCTGCATTGCTTGGATAAAACCACCAAATCTCGCCAAACTTGGAGTTGTGAACAGCATGAACCTTTGCACGCTGGTCTAGGTTGATATTGTTAAAAACAAAATCAGACACATCGCAGGGCAGTGGCTTGGCGTAGCCGTCATAAATCCAAAACCCAGACTTGCTCATCCAGATGGCTGCCGTATCAATAGCAGCCACAGCTTGAGGGCCAATTAACCCGCAGCCAGAGCCAGCCTTCTCAAAGCCGTAAACAAATGGTGCGCCCACATATTGGGCCGTGTGGACATCAACATCCGTAAACAGCAGGTTGATGCCCTTGACCCTCTTGCCGGCCATCAGGCTGCCGGAACTTGTCAGTTCATAATCACCAGCCAAATTTTCTGTTGAAGGCGTCCAGACGGTATTGTTCTCTTGGTCGCACCACTGAACTTTTCTTGGGTTGCCACCAGCACCAAGGGCAAACAGGAAACGCTCGGCGGTCACAAGAATAGCCTTGTTGCTGGTCGGTGCGTTGGTGATAACTGCCGCCAGTGTCGGTGTTGTAAAGCCTAGCTGCCACTCGTAAATCTTGCCATCGTGGTTAGAACAACCCACCAAGTATTCGCCCCAAGTGTCGAGGCTCCAAGTGGTTGCTACTTCTGCCAATCCAGTGTCGGGCCGTGGCACGCCGTAGGCAAAACTGCCGTAAAGGTTTTTGCCGTAGCCAGTGGTGGATGTGCTGTCAATATAGCCAGTTGTAAATCCAGTGGGGGTTATGTCCTTCAAGACCCCCAAAATGTCCATTGCAAACAGCTTGGAGTGAGTGCCGAGGCCAATGTAAGAGTCGGCAGAATTGTCACGCCAAGTGATGATTGCCCTGCAAGCGCCGGTCACAGTTGACGCCGACTTGGCCCTCCAGCCATTGACAGGCCGGAGCGTGTTTTCGTACCAGCGCACAAGGTTGGCATCGTGCCACCGGCCAGCGGATTGGTATTCAGTCCCGTTGCGGTAGACGCCTGGAGGTAGTTTGATTGGTATGTACATAATCAGATTGTCGGTAGGTTGGACACAAAGCTAATTGTCGCAATGGCCGATGGCACTGCTGGTCTAGTGGGTGAGCTACTGGATGCAAAATGCTCAATGCTGACCCCTACATTTTCTGTCCTCCACATGATCTCTACATAATCATTGGCCGATAAACTTACAAAGAAATTCAGCGCAGCAATTAAATGAGATGGATTACCCGCTCCTTTCCTTGCTGGAGGGTGAAATCTGCTGTTTGAATTATCGATGTTTGTGCCGTTCTTGCGAAACCAAATATCCAAATCTTGGCCGTCATTGGTGGTGTTTTTGAATTGGATGCTAAATTGCAAGTTCCAAATTCCGCTGTCGGCCACTGTGATCCTAGAGCCACTGGCAATCGTCACGCCATTGCTGAAGTCTGTCGTGTTGAATGTGATGGCATAGGCTGTGGTGGTGTTGGCCGCCACCTGGTTGGTTGAGTCCTGAAAAGCCCCGTGGGGATTGTTCAAGAACTTGCCGCCCCTGATCCCGAATAGCGCACTCAACGTGCTGATCAGGTTTCTAAAATAGCCGTTTAGTGCGCCATTGATTTCCCCAAAGTAACGGCGTTCATACGCCTCTGGGGCAAAGCCCAAGCTGGGGATCGATGGGACTTCTAGTTGTTGCTTCTTATTGGCCATAGCATGATTATTCCACTTTTGTCATGCCAATGCTGACTTAGCCAGCCACTCATAAGCCCGATACATCAATCACTTCACCACGAAACTCAACACAACCATTGCCAAAGTCGTGGACAAGCTCAGGCCAAAGTAGCTGCCCGTTGAAGAATGTCAGGATGGCAAATCCACTGCGCCAGTTGGTAGGGTTGTCTTCCAGATAATCAACAAACTGCGGGCCTGTTGGTTCGGCCAGTGTGCCGGTATCCACTCCGAACCTGTTGCCGTTGTAGTCTGCAAATGGCGTCACTTTGAGACTGTGCAAATGGCCGGTGACGATTGTTTTACCACTGTTGACAGTGTTGTTGTGTGTTGCGTGAATGCCGCCTTTGTATCTGTGCTTGACACAGACATCCTCAGTCGGCCAACATGCCCAGCAGGATGTCCAAGCTGGGAAGTGGTCTCTAAGTGAAAACCCTTTGACGCCCTCAAATTGTGCGGCGTTGGCAGCAAGGCGGTTTTCAAATCGGCTGTCATGGTTGCCTAGTGTCCAGATCAGTTTGGCCCGTTTTGCCGCTTCCTCTATCTCCCCAAGGCTGGCTTCACAGGCTTTAAGTTCTTGAATAATGCTGGGCTTTGTATCCCATCCGATACGGGGAAACCGGCTGATGGACGCGCCATCAAACGCATCGCCATTGTTAATAACCGCCTTTGGCTTGAATTCCCTGATTGCCCAGAGCAAACCCTTGAAGGCTGTGGTGCGGATACCAGGCCAGAAGTGGGCATCACTGAACACAATCACCACGCCGTTTTCAATGCCTAATTCCTGACGCGCCGCATGGTTGTGGGCGGTCTGTAAGTGCTTGTAATATTTGCTTCGGCTTTGATCTGTCGCCACCAGTTGTATTTTATGCCTTAGCTCAATAGCTCTGCGCCGCTGGTGGACGTTTGAGACATCAACTTCAATTAGCTTGGAGATTTTTTGAGCAGAGCCTATGGTCTTCCAGAGTTCAATAAACTCAGCATCAGTAATCCGTGATGCGGTCATATCATTCCCTTGTCAGGACGCGCTCAAGCACGTTGATTACTCGGTGTTCGGCGGCCTCAATTTGCTCTGCTGATGAGCCTCTGTCAGTTGCGGTTTCAATTAAATCGTGCGTCAGGATGTGCAAGCACTCATGCAATGCAGTTTTCTTCAAAGTCTCTGGCGTAATCTTTTCAGCGCCAAAGTCACCAATTCGATAAGTCGCCAGCCTTGCTGGCTGGTTAAATTCAACGGACGCCATTGCACCCTTGGCTGGTTTTGAGCCTCGCTCAATGCGCCAATCGCCCAATGACAATTCCTCTTGCCAATGGGCCATGTACTGATCAAACAAAAGCACCTGTTCGGTGCTTGGCATGTTCTTTACGGGGTTTCTCATGGTCGCCCTTGTTACTATCGAACCTCCGGAGAATAACCCTAATTTATTACCAGATTATGTCAAGCCATTATCTTCTCAGCATCCTTGGATACTTCAGCCACGCGCCGACCCCAGCCCTTGCCAAATGTCTCCCAAGTAGGCAGAGCCTGCAAGAAACTTAGTCTCTGAGCGTTATAGTCTTCGACCAGCTTGCTTGCGTCTAAGCTGCCGACCTTTTCTAGCGTTTTTGACCCGATCATGCCATCTTCTGGCACGCCCAATACTTTTTGCAGCATCTTGGCAGCGCGGCCTGGGCCTGAGTTCACCGCCAAATCAAATACCGCCATGTCCACGCCGGCAGGTAGATTGTCGCCGCAAACCTTGTCCCAATACTTTTTACGGTACATCGGGCCAACATCAGCGGGAGTTAAGGCACGCATTGCCTTTTCATCCACCTCATGGCCGACCCACTCTTCCCAGACTCGTTTGGTCACGCCAAGGTTGGTCATGCCACCTGGGTCTTTCGGATGGTTAACATACCCACCCTCATGGTGGAGGACAGCGGCCAAGCATTGGTCAAAGTTCTCTTTCATTTCTTAGCTCTCATTTCCATGATCTTTTCCAATGTTCGGCCCCCAAAATACGCTGACATCACCAGCATGCCCCACTGGCCCAGCAGTTCAACATAAGACGCCTGAGCGTTGTATCCAAAAGCCGACATCATGGCAAAAACAAAATAGCCAATAAAGATAGCAACCAAGGCCATTGGCCTGATGTTTTTGGACAGCCATGAGTCCGATGCCATGTCGGCATTCCAGCGCTCAGAAACGCCGGCTTGCTCAGTCTTGTACAAGTCCGTCTCATTTGCCATCTTCGCCAACTCGCCGTCTTGGGCCATTCTGGCAAGATCAAGTTGGGCACGGGCTTTAGCTTCAGGGTCAGGGATCAGTTTGTCAATCAGCTTGCCGCCAACTTCTAATAGGGCTGTTAGAGGAAACATATTTGTCCTTATTTTTGAAAGCTGCAATTGCCATTGCACTGGTCAATTATCTCAAATGCAAAGTATGAAACGCCGGCAACTAATGAAAAGAAAACCAAACCTAAAAGGACGATCTCAATAAAATCGTCCATCTCTTTTTTGTGTCTTGCTGCTGCTTCTTTTTCTTTGCGTGCATCGTGGGCCGCCTCAACATCCATTGCCGCTGCCCGAGACTTTATCTTGTTCCAGACATCAATTTTGCCGCTTTGCATAAACAGCAATTGAAGCTCATCCTCAAAGCGCTTCGCTTGATCCAAGGCCATCTCAATCTGGATGGCAGTGCCCATGCTGGACTTGGATTTCTTGGCCTGAACAGCAGCCTTGGTGGCCGTAGACTTTGCGTCAAAGTACTTGCCCAAGACAGGGCCAAGTGAAGACACATCATCAACAGTCTTGCTAACCTTCTTGATTAGCGCGACTGCCGCCTGTATTCCCGCCAGTGCCGTTAGCGGATCAATCATTACCGACCCTTAAAGCTATCCCAGAGGGCCGCACTGGCCGCAAACAAGCCGCCCAGCCACAGCAGGGGCTTTGCCAGCTTGCTCAGTGTCTCCAGCACCTTAAACGCGCCTTGGGCTGCATTGAATGCAGCCGTGACATCTTTGGTGCTTTCCGTCAAGGCATCGACCTTGACCTCGACAGCCACCAGCCTGTCGTAGATTTCACGGTGGGTTATATTTTCGGTCATGGTGCTACAGGCCAAGTAATTGTCCACGGGAATCCTGTCTGTGTTGGGATGTCTCTAAGGGCTTGGCGATAAACTTCCCACGCACCTGGAATATTAGCGTTCAATTCCAAGTTCTTGATGACAACCCAATCCGATTCTTTCAGCTTGGTGTCTCTAGAAGAACGAACAGACACAGCCTGTTCAGCATCCTTGCTAGCCTTGTAAGCAGCTTCGTTCTCAGCGGCAGTCTTGGCTGGCTGGGTGTCTGTTGCAGGGGTATCTGCAAAGACAGGGCCAAGCACATATTTGGTATACCACTTGCCGTCAATCTGCTCCACGCCACCGTAGACTGAAGTCTGATAGACCGTGCCGCCTGTGGCTTGTGGGCCTTCAAAGACTACATCAGCGCCCAAGGCTTCTAGCACCTCAGTTGTTGTTGTCTCCCACGATGGGCCACCGTTGGCTTTCGTGTATGCACGAAACTCTGCTTCGTACATTACTGCGCCTGTTGATGTTCTGATTTGCATTTTGTTTTCCTTATGCTATAGCCAAGAAGATAAAACTACCACCGTTGGCATTGAT